CCATCTGTGACACTTCTTTCCAGGGCATAGTTTTCACCTCCATGCCTGTATTTAAACATGTGTCACCTATGTGCCAAGTTTATTCTGTTACCTATGCGACCGGTTTGTACCCTCACCCTAATCCTCTCTTGATAAGAGAGGGAATAAAATCAAAACCTTCAAGGTTTTTTGAAACCTTGAAGGTTTTTTAATTGACAGCAAAACAAAGATGTAACTTCTTTCTCAAAGAAAAAAAACGGAGGAATTATGAAGATAATTAAAAAGATTGTAATGGTAAATTTAGTCGTTGGAATTTTAATGATGTTAAAGGTAACCATAATAATAGAGAAAATGGCGTTAGTGTGCTAACGCAGTGGTGGTGTGGGTTAGAAGACAGGCGACAAAAATTTAAAAACCGAGAAAAAGTTTGATTATTACAATTATAATCGAAATAAATGAGAAAAGTTTGTAATGATTACAACTTGAAAATTATCTCAATTATTATGCAAATCTTTGAGAGTTTTTAATAAACGAGAAAAATCTCTATTAATTTTGTTAAGTTACCGACCTTTTTTACACTTCTCTAGATTACTATATAAGAGTCATATATATATAGAGACTAAATTTTTGCAAAAATATCCTCTTTTTTTAGATTAAAAAATTTCAGGAACCTCTCGAAAAATTCTATATTAAGTTCTTTATTCTCCTTCTCAAGCAGAGAAATATCTTTTTTTATTTTTGCAATCTCATTTTCGAGCTGCATTATCCTCTCATCTTTACTCGTTTCACCGCTTTCCGCTAGGAACATCTCCCCTTTGCCGGTTAAAAGCCAATTGATATCCAAATTATAGTTTTCAGTTATATTGTACAATACTTTAATTGAAGGAAGAATTCGACCTTTTTCATAATCTGCAATGGTAGCCTGATTACAATTAAGCGTTTCAGCGACGCTTCGCTGTGTTAATTTTAAATAATTTCTAAATTTTTTAAGTCTGTCTCCAATAAGCATTTAGCACCCGCCATAAAAAAAATATAACTAAAAACTATAAAATAGATTGACAGTATAACTGCCAGTTATTTTTCTGACACCAGATTCGCTGACATCGGAAATGATGTCAAGGATAAAATTTAAGGTGGTGTTTATGATTAAAAAGGAGAATCGCCTCCAAAAGGCCAAAACACGATGTTATTTAGCATCAATTCTTGATGAGCGTATTTTCCGGCAATTGCTATGTTTGTATGTAAGAATAAACCACACTCATCAAGATAATGGTAAAGAACATTTAAAAACCGGATCGAATTCTGAAAGTGCCAATTCGAGCAAAGAGCAAGACATAACCTGTCGTTTGATTTCAGTTCGTTCAATCCTGTTAGATAATTATCAGGAGCAAGGCGAACAATGTCATATACTTTCTTCATATTTAGCCGATACCACTTCAGAAAATAATCCAAACCCTTGTTTGAACAAAGACGGTGAAGGTTCTTTAGGTCTTCCTCATTCAGAAGAGAATCTAAAAATTTCAAATTTTGCTTACATAGGTCGATTTCTTCTCTCACACAATTCATGTAACTGTCCATTGATAACACTCCTTTTAACTGATTTTAAATCTCCATACTATACAGGAAAATATGATAGAATTGTTAAACAATAAAAAAAAGGAGCAAAGATGAAATATCCTGAAAATGTGATCAAGGCAGCGATGAAGATGCGGGAAATAACAGCTTTAGATATTGTGAAAGTATCAGGAATGGAAAGAAGTCATATTCATCGTTATATCACCGGAAAAAGGAATTCGGAAAAGTTAGATAGGATCATGGAGGCTGTTATGGGAATGGAACTGAAAGCATTATCCGAGTTGAACACCAAAATTCTGGATCAGCATGCAGCGAACGGAGGTATCTGATGAAAAGATTATTGGATGTAGGTGATTATGTTTATTATTACGATAAAGATGGAAACACTGTTCCTACAATGGTTTTAGGGGCATATCCAAAAACGAAAAGAATCAGAATTGTAAACTTTATGGGAAAAGAAGTCACTGTTTTGATGTCAAAATGTGAATTACAAAAAGGGAAACCATAATGAAAAAACTAACCATCGTAACCAGTGATTCCTGTGCCGGTTGTCATACTCTAATTGGTGACCTGGTGCGGGAGAATATCGATTTCACGGAGTTAAATGCAGATGGCATCGGAGACCATAAAAAGATCATAGCGTTGGGAGTCGGAATGAGAGGAATGCCAACAATCGTGATCAAGGATCAAAACAATGTTATCCAATATTACAATGTCGGATATTCAAAGAAGATCGTAGATGAAATTATCAGGGGGCTAAAATGACAGTCAGAGAACTGATAGATCATCTGATAGATTATGACAGCGATGCTATAGTCACGATGGATATCGGCTTTAAATGTGTGGATGTTAAGGATACGATGAGCAATGCCGACGATAGTATTGTGATGTTGATGGGAGATGAGGAATAACAATGTTCAGAACAAGTTCTGAACTACAATGGAGGAATGATGGATTATGTTATTTATGTTTTGTTTTTGGTATTGGTGGTGATCATCATGGCTGGAGTGAAGATGTTTATCGGTGTGAACCGGGCAAATGATCATTTTAAGAAGTTATTTAGAGAAAAAGAAATCGAACTGGCAGCACAGAAACGAGAGAAGGAATGCTTGAAATTCAGGAATGAACGGACGGAAAAAGATTTGGAAGTCTCTCATCGGCATCTGGAGAGGATGATTGCGAATTGAATATTGAATATTGAATATTGAATATTGAAAATTGAAGAAAAAAGAAAGAAAAATGAAGAAAGAAGAATGAAAGACAATCGAGAACTTTATCTAAAAGCAGTTTCCATGATAGGGAAAGAGCAGATGGTCATGAAATTACACAGTTTCCTCTTGAGATCGATCAGGAAAGCGAGAACAGATCAGGGATTGCCTTCCGGTGATGAGATCAACTCTAAAATCGAACTGATCATCGCACATCTGAATAAATTGACCGGTTTGAATTACAGATCATCGACGAAAGCGACCCGCAATTTGATCCGGTTCTGGCTGATACAGGGTTTTACGGTCGAGGACTTTAAAAAAGTGCATGAGATCAAGTGTAAACAGTGGTTGAACAATGAAAATAGTGTGTATTTGCGTCCGCTGACACTGTATAACGGCTCTAAATTCGAGGGCTATCTGCAGCAGTGGTATATAAATAAATCGCGGGAAGAACACCGGGAGAGGAAAAAGAAGATAACTCACCCCGGCCATCTCTTACAAGAGAGGGAGACAAAAAAAGCAAATAAGGAATCTGCGGAGAAAATACACGGGATCATGGAGAATCTGAGGAAGAAGTTGAGGAAATGATCGGAACAAGTTCCGATCTACTAATGGAGATATTCTATGACTATCGAAGTTAATTATTTTGTTTCTCCGGAGCATTTCAAGGAAGTCGAAGGTGCTGTCGATGATGATCGAGGAACGCTGAAAGTGACCTTGAGACGGTTCGGAGTAGCGATCAATTATATTAAGGTGAATGATATCGTAGAGAAATTCATTCATGATGAGGGTGTGTTCATGGAAAGTGAAGTATCCAAAGATCATCAGCCCTGCATCCTGATCACGAAGAGAAGTGAGATCAGAGATATTATAAATTATGATGTCAGGAATTGAAAATAGGAAGATTTATCCACGAATTACACGAATTACACGAATAAAATGAAAGAATTAAGGAATTGAGCGTGTGGTTGACCTTGAAAGGAGCAGCAATTAGAGATGGTGTTTCGGTGCGTACTATTCAAAGACGATATAATAATGGAGATTATAAAAAAACAAGAGAAAGACCAGGAATTAGTCGAGGAGGGATAATATATGAAATCTGGGTTGAAAATAATATTAACGACACGACTAACGACAACCAACGACAAACTAACGACATAAATATTAACGAAATAAATGAGAAATGTGTCGTTAGTCAAAATGACAAACGACAACTAACGACAACTAACGACACGACTAACGACACGACTAACGACACAAATCCTTCCGAAATTATAACGGAATTAGTCAACAAAAACTATGGAACTTATTCCCTAGTCAAGTATGAAAAAGCGAGATTCGAGTGCGCGGCGAACGATGATAAAAATATTGCTCTGTTCCGGAAGAATTGTGTGCTCGAATATGAGAAATTCATCCAAACCGGGATCAAGGAAGGATTAAAGATATCATCGGAGATCGAACCGCGACTCATGATCGAGATCGAGAACGGTCATATCCTGAAATCGGAAAAAGAGATTTTAAAAACGATATCAGTCAAGACGATCCGCAGATGGCAGAAGAAATATAGAAACGCAGGTCGGGATGTATCGGCATTAGTTCCTCAGCGTAAGGGAAAATCAGGCAGAAAGCGAATGGGCGAATATGATCATATCTTCAGGGAAATCCGTTTGTTGGCAGCTCATTCTCACAATTTCCCGATAACCGTGATCAAGGAGATGATAGAAGAAAGACACGGGAAATTGCCTTTTTCTTACGGAACTCTCGTCAAATATGTGCGGGAAATAGTGCTGAAAGATGAAATGCTGCGTTCCGAATTATCAGGAAAAGAGCGGAAACGAAATAAGGTCAAACTTCATATTTACCGGCTGAACGATGCTATTCCCGGGCAAATCTGGCAGGCTGACGGTCATACTCTTAATTTCCTGGTGAAATCTCCATTTATGCGGGCGGATGATCCTTCGTTCCGGCAATTGGTGCGTCCGGTGATCGTGATGTGGATCGATGTCGCAACTGAAATGATCACGGGCTGGGCGTGTTCGTATTCGGAATCGTTTTCCGTAGTAGTATGTTCGTTCCGGGACGGAGTCGAGCGATACGGAGTTCCGCAAAGCGTGATGTTTGACAACGGAAGTGCGTTCAAGAATGTGATGACAACGCCGGAAGAATTTGCGAAGCGGAAAAACGACACAAAACAGCGGAGAAATGCGAGATCGATGATGGAAGCCGGTAATTTCGGTATTTTCAAGGGAATAGGAGTTGAGAAAATAACTCTCGTCACTCCAGGGAATCCCGAGGCAAAGAAGATCGAAGCGATGTTCGGATATGTCTTCGGATCTTTCGAGAAAAAGCAATTTACCTATCTCGGAGAAAAACCTTCAACCAGACCGGAACACATGAAGATGACAAATTTGAAATTACTGCATAAGTATGGAGATCAGATATTGAACTGGGATGATTTCCTGCTAAATCTCAAAAGTCACATCGAAGCATATAACAACAAACCGAAAAAGGGACTGGGAAATGTATCTCCAAAAACAGTTTATGAGGATTTCGGACCTTTCAAGATACCTTCCAAAGAGGAACTGGATCATCATCTCGCTGCTATCTGCTTTCGCAAAGTATCCAATAACGGACTGAATATCGATGGGATAGTTTATGAACATCCGCTGTTCATAAATCATCTCAACGAGAGAGTTCAGATTCGTTATGATGTGCGGGACTTACGCTCTGTGAAAATTGCCTCGGAAAAAGGCGAACAATGGGCAGGCAAGGCTTTTGCGGTGAAGATGGGAAGTTATATTAATCCGGATATGAGCTTGGAAGCGATCAAGGCACGAGCGAGAGCAGAAAAGAAACGGAAATATGTTTATGCTCAAAATAAATTGAAAGGCGGCGATGTCCGTAATTTGCGAATATCCGAGGAAGCGGAGATTTTCGAGGAATTGGAAGAATTAGACATCAATAAGCTGCTGGCAGATCAGAAACGGGAACAGAAACGGCTCAAGAAAGAACAGAATGTGGATGAGTATCTGGTTTCGGAGAAGATGGAAAAGGCTGTTGATGAGATTATCGAGAAAAGGAAGAACGGAAGAACGGAGAAACGGAAAAATGGAGAAACGGAAGAATGGATCACTGCGGATGAGAGGGAGATATTGGGGTTGGACTAGTGATTTAAGATTGAAGATTGAATATTGAATATTTAAAAAACTAAAATGCTGAAATGCTGAAATGCTGAAAATCTAAAAGGACAACTTCGGAAAGTTGTTTTACGGAGGTTGAATGAAACAAAATATGATGCTGCAAACTGGGAATGTCAAAAGGGCATTGCAGTATATCAAGTTGCTGCAATCGAGACCGGTTACGGAGATCGTAGGATTGATGTTGATCTACGGTAAACCGGGACTGGGAAAAACCAGGTTTGCGGAACGATTCGTTTATACTAACGGTTACATTTATATCAGGTTGGAAGCACCGACCACAGCAAAGGATCTATTGTTCATGATATTAGATGCTCTCTATGTCCGGATGGGAATCAACAAACAAATCCATCGAGGAACAGCAACCAAACTGCTGCAGGAGATCAAATTTATTTTAAATTCCGAAGAAATGTCCGACACGGTGATCATTATCGATGAGATCGATTATTCGTTCGGAAATAAAAAAATGTTAGGATCTATCAGGGATATTGTGGATGAGACGATTGCAGTGATCATCATGGTCGGAATGCAGAATGCTTATCACGAACTGAAAAAAACCAATGAACACATGTTCGACCGCTGCAATTTCATTCTGGAATTCAAGCACAACAGCAAAGAAGATACTAACTTGATCTGTAAGAATATTGCTGATTTTGATATTTCCGAAGAACAAATCGAAACGATCAATAAGTCAGCAAAAGGAAACCTGCGAAAAGCGATGAAGGCTCTGGATTTTATGGAGAAGAAGGAAAGAACCTCCTAATTTAATATTGAAAATTGAATATTAACCCTCTTTGATTCTCCCTTATAAAGGGAGATTATAAGGACTACTTGAAGATCAAGGGAGAAATCGATGCAGATAGTTAAGGAACCACCTACGGAAAAGGAAAAAGTTAGGTTATTTATTCACTATTATAAGAGACCTTTCTCGACCAATGATATAAGGCAGTCCACAGGCGTGAAGATCAATTCCATCAGGGAATATGTGAGGCAATTTATTGCTCAGGGAATGCTGAAAGGGATCAAATGCGAAGGGCAGAAGAAGATTTATGTAAAAAATAACTCACCCCGGCCCTCTCTTAAAAAGAGAGGGAGAAATATGGACTTTGGAAATGAAAGAAAGATTACACAAATGAAGAAATATGAGCGATTAAAAGAGGTATATCAGGAATGCACCGACAAAACCTGTTCCGAACTTGTAAGTAAATTAGATATACCGAGATCGACTTTGAAGACTTACCTGAATACATTATATGCTGCCGGTTTGATCATGATCATCGATCCCATCTGCTCAAAAGCAGTTAAATATCGAAAGACCGGCGAAACTTTCAGGATCGATGAGATTCCTCTGTATAGGAGGGTTTTGAAGATCGTTAAAAGTAAAAGGATTTCAGAAGAAGGGGTTTTAAGATGCTGAATAAACACCTCAAATTTTCTCATGGATATGATAAACTCCGGAATGACGAATATTCGACGATCAGAGGGAAATCAAAGGCAATGAACTATCACACCGGGCAAATCGTAGGAGCGCATTGTCACAATGAATTTCTTCATGATGCAAAAATAACAATGATCGCCTTAATGAAGATCAGAGAAATACCCCTGAAAGTATTGAAACAGGATATTGCTCCTTTCAAGATGAGAACTAAAACGGATTTTATTAAATTCTTAAATACTTTCAGGAGATTTAATAAGTTGAAATCCGTCGAGGATGAGGTTAGTTTGTTTATTTTGGAGAAAGTAAAGAATTGAATAACTCACCCCGGGCCTCTCTTGAACCCTCTTTAGTTCACCATTGTAAAGGGAGATTAAGCGGACTTTCTGAGATTCAGAGAGAGGGAGACAATGAAAGAATGAAGAAATTGAAAAGGATAGCAAAGGAAGTTCACCGAAATAAAAGGCAGTATTATGCGTTTGCGATGTGACGCAGAATTTAATATTTAATATTTAAGATTGAATATTAAAAAGAGGAGGAGATTATATGGAAAGATTAGAAATTAATAATCCTGATCATATTTCAAAAGTTAAAGAATATGAGATAAAACACGGTTACAATCGAATTACAGGATATCTGAATGATAAGAAAAATTATAAAGTTAGTTTTAATGCTCCCTGTGGGATTGTAGCGAAAGCAACTGTTTATGTAGAAGCAATAAACGAAGATGAAGCCGAAAAATTAGCATTAATGAAGGTTGATTTTAGTGATTTTGAAGTAGATGATTCTGATGAGGATATTGATTTCGGTGCAAGAGAAATTATTCATATTGCGGAAGAGTTATGACTGATAGAGAGATAAAAGCGAAGCTCATGCGAAGGATCTATGCAACTTCTAATAAACTCGGTTGGGATTACTCGAAATTACATGAGATGATGATCGTCTGGAAATTCGGGCAGGATCCTCACCTGACGAAAATGAGTTTATTTCAGATGCGAGAGGTGATCGCTCACCTGATAAAATGTTCGCGACCGGCTTCTTATCAATTCGATGAGCAGGGAAAATATATGTTCCATCTCGTGCAAATAATCGGTTGGGATATGAAAAGATTGAACCGCTTCCTGGTAAAGAAATATCATAAGACTCATTGGAACCTGCTTACTTCCAGCGAGAGACGAGGAGTGATTAATATGCTTACGAGGTATGAGGAGCAAGGGAAACGGGAGACAGGAAAAAGGAAACAGGAGAAAGGAAAGACGGAGAAACGGAAAAAAGGAAATCAAGATCATTCCGGAGATTCTCGAAGTGTCCGGACAAAAAGTCAAGATAACCATCGAAATAGGTTAAGAGGTAGAAATGAAAAATAAGATCAAAAAAATTGGGATAAGCATTTCTCTAGGAATGATCAATCGTGCCGTGTCTGCGGTGGCGTAGGCACTGAGACGCTTGTTATGCGAAATTATTAGGAGGAAACGAAATGAAAGAATTAATACAACAAATTGACATACATCCTACTCATTGTCCATTTTCAAAATTTGCTCGTGATAAATGTCCATATTTTAATGATGGAGAATGTGATGATATAGACATTAATACAGCTAATGGAGATTCTTTTTGTAATGAATTAATCATAAATTATGAAAATAAAAAGGAGGAAGTATGATTGAACCAATTGAATATTTTATCCACGAATTACACTGATTTCACGAATAATATTTAGATGATCTATGCGGATTATGTCCAATTAAGGGTTTTGGTCTGGTTATGTGGGAATTATTGATGACAATGCAAAAACCATTTTATGATTTATTTGAGATATTCTATCACAATTCAGAAGATGAACTCTTTGATGCACGCACGATGGCTTATGATGATGATTGGAAATGTTACACATCTAATCAATTGAAAATAATGGAAAAAATGGGATTAATTGAAATAGGTTGATAATATTCAACTTCCGAATGTGCGAAGCACTTCTGAATGTTGTATTCGAAAAAAACAATTGGAAGAGCTGCGCACATTCCGATGTTTATAAAATAAGGAGGAAAAATGGCAACAAAAGTAAAAAAGGGTAAAACCTGGTATTGGAAGGATCATAATGGGATGTTCGTACCGCGTGATTTAATACCGGAGGATGAGAGGAAGGCAGACAAGATGGTTGAAAGAATTGTCGGCAGGGTGCAGAAATTTCAGGATAAAATGAAAATCTTCAAGGAAGAACTGCATAATGAGATATCCGCATATCTCAAAGAATTATCGGCAAAATACGGTGAAGAAACGATTGAAAGTCCAACGATCTACAATTATAACAAGACACAGCAGGTCGAATTGAAATTGGCAAAGCGTTTTGTTTTCAATGAAATGTTCGAGATCGCAGAGCAGAAGATCATGAAATTGATCCGCACCTGGTCGGAAGGGAGCAGGAAAGAACTGATCGCAGTGATCGAAAAAAAATTCCAGAAGAATAAGAAAGGTTATCGTAATCAGAAAAAACTTTTTGATCTGATGTCACTAAAAATTGATGATGCGGACTGGATAGAGGCAATGGATATTCTGAAACAATCGATACAGATCGACAGCACCAAGTCTTATGCATATTTCCGTCAGAAAGGTGAGAACGGCAAGTGGAAGGCTATTTCGCTGAATTTCAGTGCGATCTAAGAAAACTTTGCGAAAATTCCCCCAGAGAATTTCTTCCAAGTAATTTCCGCAAAGATATCGTTAAACTGCAACCAAAACCGGATATTTGCGGAAGTTCCGACATAAGAAAAGCAAGGAAGATAACTTTCGCAAAGTAATTTTTTGTCAAATCGACCCAAATCGATTTGCGGAAAATAAGCGTCTTAAACAAATGAGAAAAGGAATAAAGATGGAAGGCAAGAGAAAATTCAAGGATGGATTAACTTTCAAGGTAAATATGGTCATGGAAGTCACCGGTTTGAGCCGGAACACGATCATCAGAGAGATCACTAATGGAAAACTGAAAGCCCGTCATCTGCGCAAAAATTGCGACTGGCTTATGGAAGGCGAAGAATTAAATCGTTGGTGGTCCCGATTGCCTTCCAATATAGATGAGTTTGAGGAAATTTAATAGTGAATAGTGAATAGTGAAAATTGAATATTGGTTGAACTTGTTGAATTAGGAAAAAAACTTCCCAAATCTTTAAGATTTGGGAAGTTTAGAGGAGCGTAATTATGGCAGGAACGAAATATAGAAGATATGGCAAAGAAGTGGAGGAATTGTTTTTTTCTGCTCCGAACATGACGCTTGTAGAAGTGCAGAAATATATGAAGCAGAAAGGAATAAAAATTCATCTTGAAACTCTGAAACGCTGGAATGCTAAATATCATTGGGATGAGCAGAGAAAAAAAACAGAAATCAGTTTCGACAATATGATCGTCCAGATCAACGGTCTTCTGGGTAATTCTAATTTTAATAGTCAGACCGCGTATGCGGTCAGTAACCTGTTAGATAAAGCAATCCAGCTCGATGCTACCCTGAAGGAGCGTTATTCCAAGGTTAAAATCGAAATATCGGATGATGATAATCATATTATAAGATTAGAGAAACTCCGGGATTATTATTCCAAAAAATTAGCAGATGAAAAAACCGGAAATAACATAAAATCCTATCTGGAGATATTGAAAACGATCAACCTGCTGCTGCGTGAACAAAAGTCTTATGAAGAAAAGATATTCAATTCCGCAATAGAGGAGGTGCTACGATATATTGAGGAATATGCAAGGAAGAAAAATCTGGATTTGCTCAAGGAATTTACGGAAAATATCGAGGAATTGGCGGATTTTATTATTGAAAAAATGGAATAACTCACCCCGCCATCTCTTAACCCTTTCTTTTTCCCTTATAAAGGGAAATGATAAGGACTTTTTGAGGATTAAAAGGAGAACAATTTAGGCAAATTGTTTTACGAGGATCAAATGAATAAATCAGGAAATAATTTAAGACAAATTGCTAAAGAAATCAAGGAGCGGAACCGGTATATCTTGCAGCCGCAGGCGAAGAATTTCCAGGAGTGGATATTACAGCATGAAATTAACACGAAACAGGGATTCCCATGGACGCTATCAGGTCACGAATATCAAAAAGAGATATTAGCAGCCTTGAACAGCGAATTCCCGAGGATCGTGGTGGAGAAAGCGGCCCAGGTCGGGATCAGCACTTTATTCCTGCTGGAGAGTTTTTATCTGGCGGAGAAATATTCGGCAAAGAGTTTGTATTATTTCCCGACGGATAATGATATTGCTGATTTCAGCCTGGATCGAGCAGATACGATGATCGAAGCGACTGCACATTTGCAGCGGATCGCGAGCGGGATCAATAATGTTCATTTGAAGCACATTGCGGGCGGTTCGATCTATTTCCGGGGACTCTGGAGCAAGCGTAAAGTAAAGAGCGTGGACGGAGATATTCTCTATTTGGACGAATTGGACGAAGCCAAAGGTGAAAATGTAGAATTCAGTAGGGACCGGCTTTTACATTCCAGTCTCGGATATCAACGGTCATTATCACAACCGAGTGTGCCGGATTTCGGTATCGATATCGAATTTAAAAAAGGCACGCAGGAATATTATTTTTTGAAATGTCCTCATTGCGGACATTATCAGTGTTTGGAATTGGAACTGGAAGCTGACCGGTTTCCGAGAAATTTTAAGAAGATCCCCAAAAAATGGTTAGGCGGGAAATTTCCGCGAAATCAGAAATATTATCGAGGTTGTTTGAAGTGCGGTGCTATTCTGGATATGAGCAAAGGTGAAATGGTGGCGAGTTTTCCATCGAGAAATATCCGGAGTTTTCATTTAAGCCAGTTATACAGTCAAATCCAGCAGAAAGGTCAAGCAGTAGAAGATCGCATTATGGAGCAATTATTAGCAGCGAGATCATCGTTTGCGATTGCCAGGGCGGTTATTTCCATTATCGGCAATCCTTATATCGACTCTAACCTGCAACCTCTTAATAACACGGTATTGGATCGAGTTTGCGGAGAATACGGACTTGCCGGCAAAGGAAGTTGGTGTTTTATGGGAGTGGATCAGGGAGATACGCTGACCATTACGATAGGAGAAGGGCAATATCATAAACTACGCACAATTTACCTCGAAGAGACGCAGGATTGGAAAAAATTATATAAATTTATGGATCAGTACGATATCGATCATTGTATTATCGATGCATTACCGAATAAGAGCGATGCAAAGCGTTTGGCGGCTGCTTTCCCGGGAAGGGTTACGATCCAGTATTTCACGGAAAATTTCAAGATGGATGACGAACCTTTTATCGATGATAATCAGCAGATCGAAATTCCCACGATCAAGGTCAATCGTGATGAAACTCTCGATGAGATGGTTTATATGATCAAGGAAGGGAATTTATTATTACCGAGAAAGGAAATTCCGGTAGTCGAAGATTGCCGCAGGCACCTGAAGAATCTGTATAAGATCAAAGATGACACGACCGGTAGAGTATCTTATAAGAAAAAGATCGAGAATCATTTCGGGATGGCTTTGAACAGTATGCGACTGGCTATGATCCATGCTCCGGTTTCGAGTTATGTGGGAATCGCTCCTGTGGGCGGGAGACTGAGGTGATTGAATATTTAAGATTGAAAATTGAAAAAGCAACTTCCGAATGTGCGCAGCTCTTCGGAATGTTGTGAAATGTGTGGAAAAGAAAACAATCGGAAGAGCTTCGCACATTCCGATGTTTTTATGAGGAGAAATGAGATTTTTCAGTGATATAGATGTCAGGTTAGAGAAAGCAGCGGGCAGGATCGGGAAAAATATTCAAAATGCTTTGAAACCGCTGACACCGATGGTTACGGGAAGTTTGCGAAGTACGGTTGCAGTTGGGAAGCCGGTTCGTAAAGGAAATGTTTTAGAGATCGAGATTGCGATGGCAGATTACGGGATCTGGCTGAATGAAGGTACCGGAATTTTCGGGGAATATAAGAGGAAAATAAAAATTAGAAACCGCGATGGAACATTTAGGTCTGTAAAAGGAATGAAAGGTCGTCATTTCGTGGAGAAAGCGATCGAGGAAGTTTATCGGAGCGGTGAGATGGAAGAGGAAATTGTGAAGGCGTTTAGATAACTCACCCCAGCCCTCTCTTGAAAAGAGAGGGAGAAATCATCTCCTGCGGAGATGCGGAACTTTTTGAGAATTAGAAGAAACTTTCCGAATATTAGTTGAGAGAGGTTATTTGCGAGAATCTTCGGAAAGGGGAAAAAAAGGATAAATTATGGGACGATGGAATTTATTTGGAAAGAAGGATAAAAGAATTGTGGGATTACCGCCAAAAGGACGGAGTTCTGCAGAACAGCAGAAATTTGAGAGTTTGGTGTCTGCACTTACCGACTATTACAGTAACAGTAAGTTGTTTACCTGTTTGGCATTACTGGAAAAGATGCAGATATATAATCCGGATGTATCACATTCGATCAGGAATTGGATCAATATGAGTAACACGGGACATAAGATCATCCTTTCCGGAGGGACAGATGCGAGCAATGAAAAAGTATTAAAGGAATTGAATTTGCTTGCTTCCAATCTTTATCAGAGAAGTTTCGGAATAGACGGTTTGATCAATCATTATTTGAACCAGGTCGCAGTTACGGGAGCAATTTCTTCCGAAGATATTTTGGAGCAGGATCTATCGGGAGTGAAAACCGTCGAATTGATCCCGGTATCGCAGATCAGGTTCCGGTATGAAGAAGATTGGCATCCGTATCAGTGGCTCAACGGTCATGAATATAAACTGAATTCTCTGACTTATGATTACCTGGCACACTTGCTGATGGAAGTAGGTAAACCTTATGCAAAACCTTTAATTATAGCGGCAATCGATCCGGTCAATCGACAGCGTGATATGCATGAGAATATTGCTTATATGATGAAGAAATACGGGATGCTGGGTTTTGTTTCGTTAGCAATGCAACCGCCGCCGCGGGATCGTCATAATAAAGAGACGGAAGCGGAATATCAGAAAAGGATGTCCAATCTATTGTCTAGGATGTCTTCTTCCCTTATCGATTCTTATAAAGACGGAACCATGGTTCACTTTAAGGATCAGGAGATAAATTTCAATAATTTCGGAGCGATGACCAAAGGTTCGGAAGAAATTCACCGTCTCAATGAGGAGCAGGTCTTCAGCGGAATCGGGATCGATCCGGCCATGCAGGGACGGTCGTTTTCCACGACAGAGACTTATGCCGGAGTAGTTTATAACCTGCTCGGAAATGAAGCGAAAAACCTGCAAAAAATGGTGAAACGGAGACAGGAAAATACTTATAATCTACACCTGCAATTGACGGGAAATAAACTGCAAGCGAAGATCAAATTCGATAAAATAGCAGAGAAGGATCCGAAAGCAGCAGCAGAGCGGGAAAAGATCGAGATCGAAAATGTGTGCAGGAAGGTCGATAAAGGGATCATTACACCGCAAATGGGAGCAAATGAACTCGGTTATGATGTCTGGCAAAATGAAGAGCTGGCTTTAGCTGTTTATGATCAAGGGAATAATGAGTACGGATTGGTGAAAGGGAAGAAGGTTTATTATGTGTCTCAACTCACCCCCAGCCCCTCTCTTGAGAAAAGAGGGGAGGTTATGGACTTTGCGAAAATTCTAACGGAGAGATTCTTGGAAGATAATTTTCGCAAAGTTGAAAGGGAGAATGATCAATCGACAGATCAACTTATCCCAAGATTCCTGCGGAACTTGGAACAAGTTTCGGAATGGGAGTTTTACAAGAATGAGAATAAGATCAAGAAGGATTTGAATAATTATTATGAGCGGGTTTCTCCGTATTTGGATGAAGTCGAGAAAGTGGTGGTCAAGTCTGTTTTGGATAAGATCGGGAAAACGGAGTTCGGAGATTATACGGATGCCGAGGATTTTGCCGGGAAGATGTTAGATATCGTGCAAGAGGAGCATTCTGCTTTAAAAGATAATATTCTGCTCCAAAAGGAAATCGAGCAAGCATGCATAGGTGTTTACAATAATTCCCGTTTCTCCGGAAAGGCAACGATCAAATACAGCAAATTAGACAGCAGGATCACGAAATTCACGAGCATGGTCGATCAATTTTTTATCAGTTCTTATGTGGATAATAAGGGCTATGGCACGAGTATGCTCAAGTTTTTGGAGAACGAATATAACACCAAAGGAATCAATCTCTGGAATCGAATGAAACCGGAAACAATCGCTAATTTCCGCAATGCTTTCAAGGATCAACTTCTTAAAATGAGTGACATGCAAGTTAAAAGAATTATCGATACTTCCATTATGCAGAGCCGTAATCTAGGTAATATGATGGAAATGGTTGAATTAGAAGTCGAGAGAATGGAAGTCTATGAAGCGATGGAAGAACTGGCATGTCCGATCTGTCTGGAATTTCACGGTAAAGTAGTGGAAAGAAGATATATAGAGAATTTCATTGAAAATACGGTTGCTCAAACTCCGGACGAATATCTCGATAGTTTAAAAGATCGAAGTACCAACTATAAAGATATGCAGCATAATATTAGAGGAAAAGATTTCAATAAATTGGTGAGTACCGGAATCGGAACGCCGCCTTATCATCCGCATTGTCACGGTGAAATGGTGAAGCACCGGGAAGTTATCCGGGAAGTCGATGGCAGTTCCGTTAATGTCGTAGAGAAAGGAAAAAAATTGAATTTTACGGACCCGGTAACAGGCAAAGCAGCGAACCAGACTGTTAAATACTCGGTGATCGATAAATACGGTCAGAAGGTCTATATGACGGATGAAGGTTATAAACACATTAATCAGAAACATCATGATGCTATTCCTAAAATTGCGGGAACTATTCGTTCTGCTAAACAATTCGGCACGGCTATCGATAATAAAAATGTGACCTGTTATCAAGGAGACAGCAAATATCTATCAATAGTTTATCAAAATAATGGTAATGTAGTCTGGACATCGTTTAAACCGACTGATAATAAGTATTTTAAAAGGAATTATCAATGAAAACTCACCCCCAACCCCTCTCTAAAAAAAGAGGGGAGAAATTAAGGAAGGAAAAAATGAAAATTATTTATGATGATCGTAATCTAGAGATATTCAGTAAAAAAGAATATGCAGGTTTAGGATTTGGAAAAGAAGTGCCGGAGAATCTTGAAAATGCAGATTATGAGAGATTACCCACAGTGCCTACAATGTTTTTGGAAAACGGTAAATTGGCTTATATTCATATACCGACCTTTGATTTAGACCGGTTTCTAAAGGAAGTCAATAGGAGCGATGATTATTTTGCGGAGACTTTCGATGTTCCGGAACTGAAGTTGAAGGATGTGACGCTGATCGAGGTTATCGAATACATTGGATTGAAGATTTAAACAACTTCCGAATGTGCGCAGATCTTCGGAATGTTGTGAAAGTCTGACAACAATCGGAAGATCTGCGAACATTCCGATGTTTTAAAGAAAAAGGAGGAAAGATGAAGAAAAAAGAAACTCACCCCGACCCTCTCTTGAAAAGAGAGGGAGAAAACAAATCTGATCACTCTCTTAAAATGGAGGGAGAAAACAAATCTGATCACTCTCTTAAAATGGAGGGAGAAAGAAAGGAAAAAGAGAGAAAACTCGATCTTGAATTGGAGAAAGCAAAGCAACTTGAACAGCAGAAAATGGAGTTGTTATTAGCCAATAGAAAGCAACCGTTAGACTCCGGAAAGGTGATCGAATTGAAAGGGCTGATCGGAAAACTGGCTGTTAGTTATAACGGGCTGGCAAAGATGGAACTCTCTAAATTGAATATTTAATATTGAAGATTGAATATTATCCACTAATTACACGAATTACACGAACATTGAAGATTATTCAGGACGCTGATCTGTTATGAAAAAAGAGGAAAAAAATAAAATCTTAATCATAAAGATCATAAGCAATCAGCGTAAATCTGCGTAAAAAAAAGAGGACAAAGATGGGAGATATTTCAAAGAATTTCAGCAGGAAGGAATTTGTCTGTAAATGCGGGTGCGGGTTCGATACGGTCGATGCGGAACTGATCACGGTTTTGGAAGATGTGCGGGCAAAATTTTATGGAGAGCGGGTGTTTATTTCCAGCGGGAGCAGATGCAGAAAGCATAATAATAATGTACGAGGATCAGCAAGTTCACAGCATCTGCTCGGGAAGGCAGCAGATATCGTGATCATGAAGATTCCGGCTTACTTAGTGGCGGATTACTTGGAAGAGAAATATCCGGATAAATACGGGATCGGACGATATCGCGGGTTTACTCATATCGATGTGCGGGGAGAGAAGGCACGGTGGAGTCAGTAACCCCATCGTCCCGATGGGAAGTTGAATTGGTTGAATCAGGAAAAAAAGTTCAATCGAAATGACTGAACTTTTATAAAATTGTTCTTTAAAATATGATAGAGTGTCAGTTTACTTTGGTAAACAATTCTTCTTCACCTGAAACAAGAACGACGATATTGGAGAAGATCAGATTTTCCGGTTTTATGGGAAAGACGATCCAGCCGGTTTCGGCTTGGTTAGGTTGAAGAAATGCTTTGAAATCAAAAGGAGAGAGGGAAACATAATCTTCGCTGGTTTTTGGAGTAGTGCGGACAGTTAGCATATCAGAGATAAAATCGACACCATCACATTGATCACGGGATTTCAACGCTTTTACATCGATCACCCGACAGGCAGAATATCTTTGTTCTTTGTCAGCAGCAGTTTGGCTTAAATAAATATCGAGAATGCTGAACGGTTTATTTCCGACATTACTGATAGAGACTTTCATAGCAACACCAAAAGTATGATTGAAATAGGTTTTGTGGAAACTAAAAAGCATCTTTGTTTTTTTGCTTTTTATTCCCTGTAAGCGAAACATCAAATTTGTCATAAGACTTGCTCCTGCAATGATCACAGTCGGATCCATGAAAACCTCCGTTGGTTTTATTTATTAAAATGACGAGATAGAAATAATAGATGATAACCGGCTGTCAACCAGAATATAAAAAAACCTTTATATTTATTAAAATGACAGTTTGGCAGCCGGCTTATTATCTTGAGAAAAAAGGAGTTAAACGCTGATGGACGCTGATCGGTTATGAAAAAATATGAAAAAGGATAGTTGAAGCGGTTGAATTAGGGAAAACTCACCCCCAGCCCCTCTCTTAAAAAAAGAGGGAGACTAAATTGAATTTTTGAGATTAAAATGTGAGAGCAACGCCACGAAGGACTTCATCTTGCTTATCTCACTGTGGGTTGCCTTGTTATGAGTAGCGATAAAAGAGGATTGAATGATAACTAACGATGAATTGAAAAGACGACAGAGTTTACCTATCTTTGAAAAAATAAGATGGTCAAAAGAACGGATTTGGGATTTCTATACACATTTTGATGGCGCGGTTTATGTCTCATTATCTGGTGGTAAAGACTCTACAGTTCTTTTGCATATAGTTCGATCTGTATTCCCATATACTCCCGCTGTTTTTGTAGATACTGGTTTAGAATACCCGGAGATTCGGTCTTTTGTGAGAACACATGAGAATGTAACTTGGTTAAAGCCAAGGATGTCATTCACAAAAGTAATTGAGAAATATGGTTATCCAGTAATATCAAAAGAACAAGCACAATATATTTGTGAATATCGCACAACAAAAAGCGAAAAGTTAAAAAATATCAGATGGAATGGAAACAAATATGGACAAGGTAAAATATCGGAGAAATGGAAATATCTAACAGAAGCACCATTTAAGATTTCTCACAAATGTTGTGATATTATGAAGAAAAATCCTATCAGAAAATATGAAAAAGAATCTGGCAGATTTGCTTTAATCGGAACAATGGCAAGCGAATCAAGAATACGAATGGTGTATTATTTGAAAAATGGGTGCAACGCTTTTGAATTAAATAGACCAAGATCAATGCCAATTTCAATATGGACTGAAAAGGATATTTGGGAATATATAAAATTATTCGATGTTCCCTACTCAAAAATATATGATATGGGATGTGATCGCACAGGTTGCATGTTCTGCATGTTTGGTGTTCATTTGGAACAATCTGATTTATTCTCAAAAAACAGATTTCAAAGGATGAAGGAAACACATCCTAAACAATGGGATTACTGTATAAATAAATTAGGTTTAGGCAAAGTGTTGGATTATATAAATGTTAGTTACTCATAACACTTTTCTGCCACGCAAGGCGTGGAGATGGTGTTAGAAAAACCCTCTCAAACATAACCGGAATAAATGAGATAATTGACAGGAAATGAAGATTGAATATCGATGGAAACGGGAAACAGGTGACGGAGGGGAAGAGATTCGAACTCTTAATAGTTACCTATTATTGTGTATCAAACAATTGACATACCATTAGGTCAAAACTTGTCACAAGTTCCGTCAACTCCGTTGGAGATGATGGAATCTTGTGATAAGTTGACAGTTACGACTTAACACAAGACCCTGCGGGCTTGTGCCAAGTCTTTTAAACTTCACAAATCCGGAAGATTTGGTAAGTTTTTAATTTTATCCTTGACAGCATTTCTAACGCAAATTTCTTCGGAAATGTCTTTTGGAAAGGACAGTTTCGGAAGGAACTTTTTGTATTAATAGTGTGTTAATTTAGAGCGTTAGAACTTTGAGCGAAAGCTCAGACGGAAGTTTCTTCCTGTCCTTTCCAGAAGTTTTGACGCTCGTTTTTTTTATGGAAAGAAAAGGAAGAACAATGAGTAATGAACTCATTACGATCAACGAGTTAAGAGACCTGCTCGCTAAATTGGGTCTCAAATTAGAAAAAGGATCAAGGATAGCTAATCCTTGTTTAGACGGTGAATTTATTCTAACTGATGATGGTTTCTGGGTCGATTTTATTTATCAGGTAGAATCCGGAATTATGGTCTCGGTGGCAGCTACCTATCCTAACTCTTATCATGTCTGCGTTACTTCCGGAATATTGGAAATTAAGATCAACGGTAATACTTATCTGATCACCATCAAAAAGAAAGGAATTATTTTCATTCGGGTCTGTTCTGCTCTGGATTATGCACCGGAAAAAGCAGGTGTATCGATGGGGGCTTATCATGAAAAAGAATGAACTCATTACGATCAACGGAAAGGATCACGCCGTAAAGGAGATCATTGAACAAATCGATGTGACAAGTAACCTGAGAGAAAACAATGTAGCGAAAATGAAACGACTTTTACGAATGGTGGCAGTAAATGCTTTGCGGCTGACAGAGAGACGAATCGGTTATGACAATCTATGTGAACTGAACAAAATCCAAAATCTTTTGCAAATGATCAATACTCTGAACAACAGGATAAATATCGAATTGGCTGAGGAAGAGAATCCAAGCTGCTACAATGCAAAAGCGAAATTGTCGGAAAGAGGTCATTATGAAAAAAAATGAACTCATTACAATCAACGGTCAGTCCCTTCCTGTCCGGGAATATGAAGGGCAAAGAGTAGTAACCATTGCAGATGTTGCAAAGGTGCATCGAGTAAAGAGAAATAACATTCAACGAAACTTCGTCAACAACAAGAAACGCTTCATCAAAGGTAAACATTATTTTTATGTAGTGGGAAAAAAGGCTGTGGAAAATATTTTGGTAGGCTCAAAAAACATCACTCAAATCAATGTCTTCACGGAGACCGGTTATTTGAAATTAACGAAACATCTGACGGATGTTCTTTCGGAGCAAATTCATGATATGCTGATCGATAACTATTTCAAGATGCGGGAAGTCATATCTTACAAACAGCCTAAACCGGCGGGCACACCATTAGCGATCGATTCACGGGAGAACCTGGTATTGAAGGTGTTTCCCTTAATGCGGGATGAGATCAAAAAGTTGCTTTATTATCGTTTGGAGAAGCAGCTAACACAGGAAGAAACGGCGTTAGTTCTCGGAATATGTGTTCATTCGGTAGAGAAATTGGAAGGGAGATTATCAGCAGCCGGCTTGTATGTTCCGAAGATCAAGAGTTATCATGATAAGTTCAATTTGCGAACTTATAAGACCATGGCAAGAATCAATCAGCGTCTGGCAAAGATTGATTTTTTCGAGGTGTGATCATGGGAAAGAATAACTCACCCCGACCCTCTCTTGAACCCTCTTTAGTTCTCCCTTATAAAGGGAGATTAAGCGGACTTTCTGAGGATCAAAGAGAGGGAGATAATGGACTTTTTGATAATTTGAGAGCGATCTATGATGAGTTTGAGTTTCTGGGATCGTCAATCGGAGAATATGCTTCGCTGGTATCGTTGAATACGGACACGAATATGCTGTCCGGGAGTTTGCTGCATTTGATGGAAGCGAAGTATAATTGTTTGCTGAAGAAGATGTGGGAGGAGATAACTCACCCCGTCCCTCTCTTAAAAAGAGAGGGTGATTAATAGGACTTTTTGAGGATTGAAGAGGTCGTACCGGTTTTTATCGGGACGACCTCTTTTTTTTTGTTTAAGATCCGGACTTTTCTATTGATCAAAAAAAAAAGTTCTATTTATTTTAAGGTTTTATGTCAAATTAACCCATATCGATTTGCCGGATAGATCGTTCCTTTCTTTGTTTGTCCCAAATTCAGGAGATGAAATATGAAAACATTGAAAGATTTTGGTTTCAAAAAGGTTAAGGAAGGAGTTCTTTCCTTTAGATTGCAGACTCTGAACGGTTTGTCCGGAGCAGCTAAAACCTCGCTTGCGGAAAAGCCGGTGACGGAAGTCGATTCTTATCTGCAGGTCCCTTTCCGGGGATTATCGAGTATAATTATTCCGGATTATTTTGTGGATTTCAGTAAGGACGGAGTTTTGGAAAAAGCAGTTCCTCTTTTCAACGGCAAAACCATGTATAAGGATCATCACACAGTTGTCGATAACTGGATCGGGAAAGTGCAGAATGCAAAATGGAGTGCAGCAGACGGCGAAGTTCCGGCTGGAGTCGATTTCGACGCGATGATCTACAATGGTGAGGATCTGACCGGCACAGATGAAATCCAACGGAAACTGGTTATCGGTCTGCGGGAGAGAATTCTTTTTGCATGTTCTGCCACTGTTTTCTTCAAATGGGAAAAGAGTCATCCGGATCTGGAAGAGTCCAAATTCTGGAGTATGCTGGGTCGGGAAGTAGATGATAATATCGTGCGTTTGGTAGTTACGGAAATCGTCGATGTCGGAGAAATGAGTATTGTGTGGTTGGGAGCCGATCCTTATGCAACGAGGAAGGACGGATTCAGTAAAATTCAATTTTCGAGTGAATTTACCGGTAAATACGGAGAAAATGCCATAGACATTGAAAACACAATTTTGGAATTTGAAAAGGCAAAAACGGAATTGAGCGGTTATAAAGAAGATATCCTCTCAACGATCAATAAAGAGGTCAAACTCTTGAAAGAGGATTTTATGTTGGGAGAGAGTTTTCAGCAATTCCTAAAGACGCAGTCGATAGCTGCTTTGCAATCGTTTGCCGGTAAATATCATCAGAAATTGGAGAAGGAATTGCCTTTGCAGTGTGCCAAATGTGGATCGAGAAGTATCGAGCGGAGAAGCAGTTTGGTGAATGCAGAACAAACGACAAAAACTGTAATCGATTATAGTAAGATTCCGTAAGGAATTGAATATTTAAAATTGAATATTGAATATTTTAAAATAAAAAAGAACAACTTTGGAAAGTTGTTTTACTGGAGGATGGGATGAAAAATTATGTTGGAAGTTTCAGTAGAGGATTGCTGACAATGGCTTATACGGGGACATTGGCTGTTGGTCAGATGGTCAAGATGAGTGCTAACGGCACAGTTGTAGTTTGCGAAAACAATAACGATTTTATCGGACAGGCAAAACGGGTCGATGACGACAATTACTGCGGCGTGGAAATGTTCGATCTGATCGAAGCGGAATACAGCGGAGATGCACCTTCGCTGGGAAAACAGAAGTTGATCACGGATGCAGATGCCAAAGTCAAGAAGATCAGCGGAGACGCATTTGCTGTTCATGACGGTACTGTAACCGACGGAACACTCGATGATCTGACCGTCGATGAAACCGGAGTTACGGTCATGATCGTGGAAATCGATACGACCAATACGAAGGTTTATTTCTTTATAATGCAGTAACATTTTAAATTGAATATTTAATATTGGATATTTAATATTGGAGAATTTAAGAAGGACAATTTAGGCAAATTGTTTTACAAAAAATGGAGGACGGATGAAAAAAATAGAACTTACTAAAAGTATGATCGATGAAGTTCATGAAAAAGGAATTACTCTCAACCAGGTTTTGGAACCATTAGATGTCCTGGAAGCAGGAAGCAATCTCAAACTCGATGCAGTTCAGCGTCAGATGGTAATGCACGGATTCACCAAAAATATTTCCCTGGAGGAAGTAAAAAAGGACAAAAACAAGAGAATCCTTTTATGGGAATTCATGCAGAGAGCGATTATGGAAGCAGTCGATGGCAAGGTCGGAGGAAAGGGCAGATTCAGTATTCTGACGGAAGACGGAAACGCTGTTATTTTCCCGGATACGATCGAAACCGATGTGAAGACAGCAATCGGACAGGGAGATAATTATCTTGCTTTGAGCGATATTGTTGCCATCAACAAGAATGTTGAGCAAACAGTCGTGAAAAATGCCTATTTCAATATGACCAAACTGGCAGCATCGAAGGTAGGAAGAAAAAGAGTTACGGAACTAGGTAAATTCCCTGTAGCTTCCATCGAAGTAGGAACAGCATCGACTAGTTTGTATAAGTACGGTCGAAAAGTCAAGATCAGCTATGAAGCGGAAAGATCGATGCAGGTGGATGAACTGAAATTAGCTCTTTATGCAATTGCCTTCCAGTGGCAGGTCGATATGGTCAGCGATGCAGTTGCTGTTCTTTTGAGCGGAGCATCGGATCATAATGTTGCAACCGGTGGCACAATCGCTTATCTTGATCTGCTGAATCTTGATCTGAATTACGGAAAACCTTTCAATCCTACTGTTTACATTGCTAATACCACCGGTTTGGGCAAAATCTTTGCGATCACACAATTCCAGGACAGCAGGTTATTTGATACGGCAAAAAGCGGAATCTGGCCTGCACCTTTCGGCAGAAAATTGCGAAGATTCGATTCCAGTGACCTGGATGAAGATGTCTTGTCTATCGACAGCCGTTTTGCTTTGCGTCAACTTACCCAGAGCGGCAGCGTGATCCGGGAAGCAGACAAAGTTATCGACGGACAATGGAATGAGATCGTTATTTCCCTGGTTCGAGGTTGGGATCTGATGCACAGCGGAGCAAGATTGAAGTTGGATTTTGCAGCGTAAAGATATTCTGATCTATCCACGAATTACACTGATTTCACGAAAGGGAAAAACTTTGCGGAAATTCTGATGAAGAAAAGCAAGAAGATAATTTTCGCAAAGTCAAAATCTCAACTCACCCCATCCCTCTCTTGAAAAGAGAGGGAGAAATACGGAATCTTGAGGAATTAATGTTATCCACTAAAGATAAGATCGAAACGACAGGTAATTTTTCAGCAGCGAGCAGTATCGATGTTTATGAGGCTGCTCGCTATTCTGCTTTAGCGAGGATCAAGAAGTTGATCGGTTCTGAATTCTATGCAGAGGTGTTAGTGGCTTCGGAGCATACAGCAAGGAATGCGGTCGTGGAAGCGGAGAACTGTTTAGTAGTGATGTATTATCTCCCGGTGAAGAATATCTCATCCCAGAGCGATGGCATTGAGAAACAATCTTCCCAGCATGACGGCACGACTACTTATTTATCACAGCAGGAAATCGATGATCTACAGAATAAATATTGGCAGATGGCTATCATGATATTAGATGAATATCTCGTCGAATTTACGGGTGATCTGCTCGGAAAAGCCAATGAGATGGATGCGGATGATCTGGAGTTGTTGGATGTTAGCTAAAGAAATTGAATATTTAATAACTCACCACAGCCCTCTCTTGAAAAGAGAGGGAGAAATTATCTCCGGTGGAGATGTTGGATTTTTTTAGGATTTATGTTAGTTGAATTATTGGATCAGGTAAAGGTCTTGATCAAAGAGAATCTTGATGACCTGGGAGTTGAGACATTTAAGGAAACGATCCAGGATTCTCAAAGTTGGAAAGCGTCTGATTATAGCCTGATCGCGATCGAGAATGGAGAAGGCGAAACCGTTATTCGCAATAAACTGGCAGCTAGCGATGATCTCGACACAATATATTCTTTCATGAATAAGAGCAATTCGGTCATGATCTTTGTTTTCGTGAAGAAAGATAAAAATGAGACCTGGGATGGAATAAGAAAAAAAGCATCTCTCATTGCGGAAGATGTCCTTAATTTGATCGCTAAAAATATTACGCTGGATCTGAAAAAGAGAATGAGCGTTAAATATCAAGCGGGTGATGATAAGGTCAATAATATCGAATCTTATGTTTATAAACTGACGATCACGATCGATCAGGAAAGATGAACTCACCCCTGCCCTCTCTTACAAGAGAGGGAGAAATAAGGGATAACAATATAGCTCCGAAGGAATTGGAGTTTTACGAATAATTAGGAGGAAAAATGGCAGCAACACAACCGACATTACCGAGCGGGACAGTTAGTAATGATCTCTTGATCGCAGCTTTAATGAAAGTTTGCGGGGGCGGTAATTTATATTTTTCCAATGGTTCTTATACTAAAGTCGAAGCAGATGCTGTATTCGACGGGCAGGATCATTGGGCAACGGAAAAAGCAGCAAAATTTTATCAGATCGCGGCTTTGATGGAGAAGCCGGGAGATTTCAAATCCACAGCCACTATGCTCAAAACCCGGGATCGTGAATACGAAGGAAAGCGGTCAAATGAAGTGAACATCAATGTGGTCGGGAGTGGAGAATTAAGTAGGAATTATTTTGAATCTCCGACTTTTTTTGATACGGATCAGATCATGGTCATGGAATCTGCGGACGGAGCGAATTTTGTGATCTTCTCCGGTTTGAATTTTTCATTCGATCATAAAGGTGAAATAGATGGTTTGATAGACGGCACTTTCCACAGCAAATGGGCAGGACCGAATACGACCAAAGTTTATCTTTATAAGAATGTGGTGGAAACGGCAGCTTAATATTTAATATTGAAGATTGAATATTTAATATTAAAGGAGAGGTACAAATGATCGATCAGGCAATAATCCAGATCATTGCGAGCAGTTTATTTACGATTATCCTGGTAATTTTGTTCTATATGCTGAAACAACGGGATAAGCGTTTTGAGAAGTTAGAGAATAAAACTAATGATCAGGAAGTCGAGATCACGGAACTTAAAAGCAGCCTCTGGAGTGAAGATAAATTAAGCAAAATGATCGCTTCCGTGATCAGGAATGAATTCCTTACTTTTGAGAACAAATTGTTGAATGAAGGTAGATTACGACCTAAAAATGCTAAAACACTAAAAAACTAAAATACTAATCCGACAGGAGATGAAATGAAAGTTTATACAACTACTAAAGTGCTGAAAAAAGCCTGGCAATTAATGAAAGAATTGGGAGTTCAAAACCTGCTCGGTAGTTTTGATGGTAATATCGCTAAATTGGATATTAAGCCGGTCGAACTTTTCGATCAATTGATCGAGCAAGATAAATTAGATGAATTCTGTGCGATCATCTCCAAAAAGGATATTTCCGATTTCGAGGAGATCGAATTTCCGGAAAAGGAGAAACTGATCACCGGTTTTTTTTCCATTATCGGCAATCCCTTCAAACCGTTGATCGGATTGGTAAAAGAACAAATAAAGCCGATGATAGCAGTTTTAAACAATTTAGCATTAATTGGGGAAAAGAACTTAAATCAGAAATAAACCCTTTCTGGATGATGGAATATAATTTAGTGCAAATCGGCTTTACCGGTTCTGATGAAATCGAATTGGTAGAAGCCGTTTATTATATTTCGCTCGATCAAGAGATAGCATCTAAACTGAAAAAGTAAATATAAAGATGGCAAACGAATTAAAACTAACGCTAACACTTAATATAGCAGACTTCAAAAAGCAACTGCAAGAAGCTATATCTGCTTCCGGTAAGATCAATGATATCGATATCGAGATCAGTGCTGATGCTTCCGAAGCAGAATCTGCTGCTGAAGATGCTACCGGCGCAGTCGAGGGAATCCCTGATGCAGAAGCGGAGATCACGGCTGATAGTTCCG